CTGCGAAACCTTGGAAGATATTCAACACAGACTCAAACGCTTTACGCACCGAGTTAGGTGCTTCCTGCACCGCTTCAACTACCGCTTCGGCTTCGTCGGGGCTGAGTTCAGTTGGGGCGATTTCGCTGAAGAGCTGTTCGGCTTGATCGGTGGTGATGTTTTCTAGTACGGCTGGGGAAGTGATGAGGAGGGTGGCTTGGCTGGTGTCTAGGTCTTTGGAGAGGACTGAATCCACGATGGCTTCTATGGCCTCTGTGGACGCTTCTGAGAGGGCTTCTAGGGTGTTCAGTAGTTCTGTTTGGGTGAGCGGTTCAGGTTCGTCTGTGGGGGCTTGTAGCGTTGTGGTCACATCAGGTTCAGATGTGGTCACAGGAGGGACGGTTGATGTCGTTGTTGGTGGATTTGTTGAAGTTGTGCTGGTTGTTTCTAACGGAGGCGGGAGCGTTGTGGTGGGGGCTGGTTCTGGTTCCGTTGTGGTGGTTGTCGTTGTTTCGGGAACAGTAGAAGTCGTTGCCGGAGGCGTGTAAACCACAGTCGTCGTGGTCGTTGTTGGGGCTACAGTCGTTGAAGTACTTGTCGTCGTTGAACTAGTTGAGGTAACCGTTGAAACTGTTTCTGGGATTGTTGTTGTTGTTTGTGGTGGTGCCGTTGTGGTTGTTGGGACGGACGTTTGAGGAAGACTCGAACTCGTAGAAGTTGTTTCTTGAACTGTCGTAGTAGTCGGGTTGGTGACAGGGACAGTCACTAGCGGGACAGTAGTAGTAGAGGTCGTCGTCGTTGTTGTGGATGAGGTTGTAGATACCCATTCCCCCAAGCCTAATGTCAACCCCGTAATCGTGAGCCGTCCAGGTTGGCAGCATGAATCAGTCGAGTACTGCTGGAACGCGAACACATCCCCAGGCTCAACCTCAATCAGCCCTGATCCGGTTGCAGAGTTTTGATTGGTCAGCTGTGTAACAACCCCGTTAAGAATGATTTGTGGCGGGTCATACCAAGCACCATCGTTCGTCTGATAAGCCCATTGGAACCCCAACTCATTCGTGTCCTCTGGGATGGTGGCCTGCATCCGCACCCAATGAGACTGACCAGCACACGTCCCACCATCAGCACCCGTCAACCTAAACCCACCATCAACCGGAACAACCGACCCACCATCAGCAGCAAGACAAGACTTAGAAAACTCCCACACACCCAACCCGTCAGCCTCAGCCGACGACGCTGTGAAAAGAAAACCTATTAACGCTGGGAAGAAAACTAGATAGCGGGAGACTCGACCCAAACTTGATTTGTTTCGTCCCACGAATAAAATTTCCCATCCGCAGGGTAATCAATCGGTGCTTGCCAATCATAGTTTGCATCCAACGACCAAGACGGGAACGGTTGAGGTGCGATAAACACGTCAGCAGTTTCGTTGTATGTGTAACCAACACCTGCATATTGTTTGCGAATGTTGTTGTTGTATGAAGTACGAACACAAGTTTGACCTCTGAAGTTTCCGTACCATTCTTCAGGAGTTAAACCTTCAATCAGTTCAGTTTCATCTTTACCAACAATCACTTCAGTCACAATGTTGTTTTCGTCAAGAAATGCGTAATGTGCCATCAGACAGTTACCGTTCCAGTTCCACCTGTGAATTGATAAACGCGATACCCAGGACGGATGACTGTGCTGACAGAGTAAGTAAGTCCACCACCGATAGTTGTTAATTCCTTGAAGGAATCAGGATATGCAATGATTACAACTCCAGACGAACCGTTTCCTGCAGCAGCCGAACCTGATGCACCTGCTCCACCTCCACCGGATCCAAGGTTGGCTGGCGAAGCGTTTGATCCAGCTGCGCCAGAGTTACCACCTGCGCCAGCACCCGATGATGCCGATCCGCCAGCTCCCAACCATGCACCGCCGCCGCCTCCGCCTGCATAACCGACTGACGTTCCCGTGATCGTGTTCGCTGATCCCGTTCCACCTGCGCCAGCCTGAGCGCCCGATCCACCTGAACCATTCCCACCTGTGCCTGACGCGCCACCGCCTCCAGATGCAGGACTTGATGAGCTTGTACTGCCACCATTGTTTCCTTGTGATGGCGAAGTGGATGGTGTGTTTCCTGCACCACCCGATACAGCATCAAAACCTGCACCGCCTCCCGATCCACCAGAGTTACCCGTTCCGACTCCAGACCCAGATCGACTTCCTCCACCGCCTCCTGCCGTGCTAGTAATCGTTGACAAAACGCTGTCATTTCCGTTTGATCCACGAACCGATGAACTAGTTGCGCCTGCACCGCCTCCACCGACTGTCACCAAAAATGACCCTGAAACTGCAAACGATAATGAGGTTCGATATCCGCCTGCGCCTCCGCCTCCACCAATGTCCCGACCACCTCCAGCTCCACCAGCAACGACAAGATATTCAACAGTTGAAACAATGCTTTCGCCTGCACCCACTCCAGCCAAGATTTGCATGATGTTATGCGCTTACGTTGCCGACCATAATCCAAGCGTCGGTATCCCACTTGAGTACGGTACAAACAGCGTATTGAGTTGTGAGTTTAAGTTTTCCACCAGCAGATCGAATCACAGCTGTACCACCCGCAGCAAAAGTTGCGGTACCGGTACCAAGCAACATGAAGTTGAGTTGGTCACCGATAGCGAACGCTGTTGTTGCGTTCGCAGGGATAGTGATCGTTTGAGCTGCAACATTATTCAACGTCGTTAACTGTCCGACTTGTGCGGTGCCAGGTGTGTAGGCCGTACCGGTTTGGGCGTTAACAGTTATGAGGCTGTTTGACAACGCTGACATTGATGCTGCGGTGAGGGTGTCACCAGGGGTGAATGTTGGACGTACTGCCATAATGCTCCTATGTTAGCCGATGATTAGTTTACGCTAAAGCCTTCGTATCATCATCAAGTTCATCGGTGTCAAGGATGAAGTTGGTGTAGATGCGTGAAGGGTTGGGGTAGAGGGTGACGATGTGACGGTCTGGGGTGATGTCATGGCTGATTCCTTCGAGTGCCATGACTTGCGTGACTGTTGATGGGGTTGAGTTCGGGAACGATTTGGTGACCGATACTTGTGACCCAATGTCGAGTGAGCCGATGGTGGTTCGTTGTGTATCGGTTAGGCCGTTCATGATGATTTGGATGTTGCCGAACCAGAACCTTGGTACCGGCTGAATGAGATATCCAGCAAGCTCACCAGCGTCATCCAAAGTTTCCAGCAAGGTAACGACTAGAGGTGTTTCTTGTGTACCGAAGTCCGCTACCGATTCTGCTGCGATTGCTGTTGCAAAATCGATGGTTGGTTGCAGGTTGCCTGCTGTTGGGATTGGTGGAGCAATAGCGACGTTGACCGTGTTGATTACGGATGGGTTCGTTGGGGTGAAGTCGTTAGGTCGTTGGTCGTTTGATGCAGCGTAAAAGTCAGCAAGGATTGCTGCGAGTTCTGCTTCGTTAATTGTTACAACAAAGTCAGACATATCAGTTGCTCACAATGTCGAACGTGGTGTATGGGATTGCGGTGCCACCTGTATCAGATAGGTAACCATTGATTGACTGTAGTTTTCCGATAAGTCGTTTATCGAAATGGAAATTGCCTGAACCGTCCACCCAGATACGACCTTGTTCAGATGTGTGAACACGCATCAGATATTCCAGGACTGATGACGAAGAGTCAATCGGGGCGTTACCTAAGTTCGCTACACCTTGTTCCAGTACCCGTTGACCTGGTTTGCCAAACGCATTCACCGAAGTTAGGGCTTTGTCAATGCGCACGTCAGATCGTTCTGGCACTACTGATCCAGCAGGAATCTTGGTGTTGTTCAACCTGAACAGCTCATCGGAACAGTTCACAGTCACAAGTGACCTGCTTGGGTTCTCAATGCGCTGGTCGTATTGGGTGATGATGCCGGTGAATAGGTAGGTGTCGTTGCGACTGATCCGCACACCAGAGTTCAACTCAAACCCCAAACGACCCTTAGCGGTATTCCAATAAGGCGAACCCTCATTCACCAGGCTGAATCGATAATCCAAATCCTCAATCTGCAACACCGCAGTCGAAGGCTGACCCGTAGGGTCACGGAACCTGTTCTGGCGACCACGATTGATAGACACCTGCTTCACATAAGCAGTCACATCCTGCCAATCAGTCGTACCCTCCAACACATACACGCTTTGGTCTAGAACACCAGCAACGGCATCATCCAAACGAAACGCATTAGTTGATGCACCATAATCCATCTCGACCTTATAGGTGCCACAGTTCGGGATAACAACAGACATCCCCAACCCCTAGTTAGTCTTCACAGGAATCTTGCCAACAGAACGGTTGTACTGTTGCAACGCCTCAACCACCTTCTTAGGCAAACCGTCCTCAGCAATCGCAGCATTGATATTGATCTGATACGTGTCATTCGGCCTCAACGAGAACCCACCCCCAGCCGTCACCGGCACCTGCCCTGCCACCCCACTCATCGGATTAGGCATACCACCCAACACCTTCGGATACTTAGCCATCAACTCGATAGTGGCCTTAATTGTTTCATTCAATTTTTCTTGTGCTTCACGTTCCCTATCAATCGCCTCAGCCAACGCCTCAGCAGCAGCAAACTGTCGTTCCTTCGCATCATTCACCGCCTGCAAAGCCTCATCATAAACAATCGAACCAATCGTTGCACCAAACACAGTTTCATTCAACAACGTCTGCTGGTCATTCAAAGACTTCGTAGATTCAATCTGAGAATCAATAGCATCAGACACCGCCAACTTGGCTTCAGCCAAAGACAACTCTGCTCGACGAATATCTATCGGAGAAGACTCAGGGTCTTTACGAACCGCAGCCAAATTCTTCTCAGCATCAGCAACCGAATAGATCGCCTCCTCAACAGCAAACGTCGCACGCTCCTGACCACGCTGAGCCTTCTCCAACTCCTTCTGTGCAGCCAAAGCCTCCGGCGAACCAGCACCAAAGCCTTGTGATATCTGATTCAACCTTGCCTGCGCTTTAGCCACATCCATATCCGCATCAGCCTTCGACCTCGTAGCACTAGCCGTAGCCTTCTGCGCATCCGTCAACGACTTCTGTGCCGATGTAGTTGACTTCAAACTATTGCTATATTCCTTCAACTTGTCAGTAGCAGTCTTCAAAGTCTTAGAAACAGACTTGCCACCACCATCCAAAGCGTCGGTCACATCGGTAGCCGAACCCTTGAAACCAGATTGCTCATTAATCGTGTCACGAATACTTCGCTTGTAGTTATTGATAGGAACAGCAATGGCATCAAACTTCTTTCCCACCTCATCAACATTGATGTAGTCCTTAGTTGCACTATAGAAATCTTTTGCTGCACCTACGAAGTCACGACTGAGAAGTTTGAAGTTTGCACTAGTGATGTAATAGGCCTTCGCTATTACGTTGATAGCGGTTGCTGCTGCAACAGCAACTCCCTTAAATACTGCTGCCACGCCTGCTCCGGCTTTACCTGATTCGAATAAGAGTTGTTGGAAACCAGCGACCAAACCTTTTTCACCGATGACTGAGGTGACACGTTGAATTGCTGGTGCCACGTTCTTAACTAAGAAGTCAGAAAACTTTTGTAGATATGGCAGAAGGGCTGCACCAATAGTTTCTAAAATCTCACCGAACTGACCTTGCAAAATCTTTAACTGTCCACCGAACGTATTCGCAGCGGTTTCCGCAGCACCTCCGAACTGGTCATTCAACAGGCCAACAACCTTTTCAAAGTCCTTAGACTTCTTGATGTTCTCATCAAGCGGGATGCCGAGTTTTGATAATGCTGTGAACTGTCCCTGGCTGGCACGGGCTAAGGCGGTGGTCACGCTGCTCAGGTCTTTGCCTGTTGCAGCCGAAATATCTTGCGCAGTATTTAACAACGATTGCGATTGAGTGAGGTCACCTGTTGCTCGAACTAACAAACCCAGCGACGCACGAAGCTCAGTATCCGACGTTCCGGTTCGAAGCTGTGTCACCGACACATACCGCTCAGCAGAACGAGTCAACGCCTCATTGGCTCCAAAGGTTTTCTCCAGCTGACGCTGCAACTCTGCCTGCGAAGCCTGATCTTCCATCGCAGCCTTAACCGATTTAGTCAACCCAACAGCGATAGCACCAAACGCTGCGGTAGCCCCAACAGCCAAAGCACCAAACAAAGGTGAGGTCTTAGAAACCTGACTGCCAAAACCCTTGATGTCACCAGATAGAAGTTTCAGCCCTGCTTTGGCTGCAGCGGTATCAGAAATAAACTTAACAACGAATGTCCGCTCACCAGCCATGCGACGATTCTACTCAATAACAGACAACCCATTCAGTAAAGCGTTGAACTCATCCAACATCGCAGAATACAAAGCCTTCCCCGACAGACCATCCCAACGAGAAATATCTACAGGCTCATTCCACCAAGCCTCAGACAACACCTCTGCACCAGCACGACGCTGACGAGGTTGACGCACCTGCTTCGAGCGAGGCGACACAGGATTGATGACAGGTTCAACATCCAACCTCAACGATGAATCAAGCAACTCGCCATGACCCTCATGGAACTCAAACGGCTGATCCGGTGCGTGTTGAGGCAGATAGAAAATACGTGCAGGGTCTTTAGTCTGAGGGTCACCAACCAAACCAATACGGTCATGTAACTCAACCCACACCACACGCCACAACGAAGCAGGCACCTTCTCCGCTAACGGCAAAACCAGGTGATAGTGAGGGTCATCCAAACGATGCGAATAGGTGGAATAGGCGAACCATTCCAACCCGTCAAGACGTGCATGGTCAAACGCTTCACCGTCCATGTCCACAACCAACGCCTCAACAAACCTGACATTACGGTTGCCTCTAGTAGTA